ATCAACTGCTAATATTATCTTTTCTTTGTCTTCAAAATAATCTATACAATTATCAAGATAATCTAAGTTGTTAGAATTTAATGTAGCACCATTAGGAACTGATATAGAATTTTTAATACCAGCTTCGTGTAATGCTAACACGTCCATCTCACCTTCGGTTATAACGCAAGAGTCATAACCCACTATACTGTTTATATTATAGAATACTTTTTCAGCGCCCTTATATAATTTAAAGTTCTTTCTACCATCGCGATACTTAACATTAATAAGTTGATCGCCCATGAAATAATTGAACTTTATTGTGTTCTCGGTTTTACCGGTTTGCGGCATAAACTCAGAACCTTCACCGACATTTAAGTCAGTTAAGGTTTTCTGAGATATCCCTCTTGTTTCAAACCAACCAATTACTTTAGTTGCCGGTGGTTTATATGTTGAGACCGTAGGTCTTACATATACTTTTTCACTAGCACCTTTACGTTGATACGTGTGTAATTGAAAAGTTGTGTTACAATTGTGACAAGTACCGAGACCACGTTCCCAATCATAAGAAGCACATTTAAGCTTCGTATTTTTAGGTTTCCTATCGTGAGAACATAAAGGGCATATACCCTGTTTTTTCTCTTCTAGGCCATATTGATTGAATTCATCAATCAAAAACCCATTGATCTCTTTGTCCTGCATTTAATTTAATTTAAAATGGTAAATCGTCTTCAACTTCGTTTTTAACTTGTGTTTGAGCTTGTGGTTTGTCGTCTCTTGGAGGTACAGCCACATTGCTTCCGTTTGTCCATACTACTTGTACATTACCTAAATAAACTTTAGCAGTTTTAGCATCACGTTCCTCTTTAGTTTGTGCTATACAAACAGGTCCGTTGTTACCGAACTGATCTAGTTCATCGTTAATAGTAATAGTAATAGGCAAGTATTTACCTTTCTTACCATCGATAACTTTTGATTTATCTATGTTTGTAAGGTTAATACTAGTTTTTAATATACTAGCCATATTATACGTATTGATTTATTTGGTTAAACATTCTTTGTAATTGATCTTTTGAAGCAGTTGTAGTTCTTCTTAAATTGTCTATAGCTTTAAGATGATTTTGATTCTTGTAAAAATTATTTTCACTAGTTTCTAATCCTGTTACACTGCATACTTTTAATACTGGTTTTTTGGTTCTTGCCATAATTATAGGGTTTTGTTAATAAAAAATTGTTTAGGGTCAAAGTCTTTGTTCTTATAAAATAATTCATAAGCTTCTACTGCTTTTTCAACCTTTTCTTGACCTCTTGCATAAAATTCAGGTGAGCAGTCAAATATACCTAGCTGATGAGTATTTTTATCTATTACGATAAAAACCATTTCATAGCCAAATAGTTCACTATAAATATAAGCTTGAGAATCGTAGTTAAATTTATAAGCAGACCATCTAAATTTATTAATGTCATTAGTAGTTTTTAAATCAATTACTAATCTTTCATTATGATTTACAATATCTGCTTTTCCTTTCCACATTTGACCCTCAATCTCTTTAATTGCTGGGGTTTCATATTCCGTATTACTATCACGTATCATTGATTTACATACTACATTGTCTAACATTACGTCAGATAATTTTTCTATATTATCAACTTCGTGTTGTAATAAGCATAATTCACCACCAGACATCTCTTTATAAACTTTAGTATTCCTAGTTGACGAAGGTATAACCTTGTACTTATGCAGTTTATCTGGTTCTAGTATTGCGGTATGAAAGTATCCGCCAACTAAGAAAGCAGGCCTAGGCTCGCTAGGCTGTCCTAAAGCTAAAGGGTTTGTAAGTAAAGTTTTGATATCAGAATTACTAAGATATTTTTTACCAAAATCTCCATAATAATTTTCATCATTTCGTAACTTTTCTATTACATCTTCTTTATTCATTAAAGTGTTTTAAGTTCAGCTTCTTGAGCTGAGGTTAATTGATACTTAGATTTAATAGCTTCTATTTTACCACCTGACTTAATGTAGTCTTTAGCTTGAGCTAATTGTCTACCTGTTATGTCTTTTTTGTGTGTATTAGTCGCGTCACTATCTTGAGTATCATCAATTAGGAATAAATTTCCTAACGCGTATTTTTTTCCGTAACTAGATGCGCTACCAAATTGCTGTGGTGTTTGCATACCTTTCTGATTAAGATCAACACCAACTAGTGCTGACGCTGAAACGTGTTCAGTACCATCGCATATTGTTGCTGTTGTCTTTAATATAGGCATAGGATCTGTATGGATCAACTCTTCGTTAATCGTAACATAAATACCAAGCTCCTTGTTAAAGGGTTTAATAGCTTCTAGAATGTCTTCGGCTGACCGGAAGTAATACTTGCCGAATGAATTAAATCTACTCTTTTTCGATTTAAATCTTAATTGAATTTGTGATAATTTTTCGTTAATGGTCATACTATTATAATTACATGTTTATTTATTAATTTACATATCTAACTTACAGATAATCAAGCACTTGCGAGTGATCTACATTATCAATTAATGTGTTTACAGCTTGCCTTTTTAGCTCTGAAACACGTACATAATTACTAACTCCATCGATATTTAATCTTGCTGCTATTTGTTTAGCTGAAAGTTTTTCATCGTCAAGTCCATAAGATAATCTAAGCACTTCATACTCTGTTTCGTTTAAGTATTTTTGCATTAAACTTTTTAGATAAATATTCAAAAGTTCTTTGTTATAAGGATCACTTTTGTCTGGTATTTGCATTACCATATCCTCGTCATTAACATTAGCGTCGATAGATAAAAATATACTATTAAAAAACATAGCAACCATTTTTTTATCTTTATTGTTTCGAATCTTATTAATAACGTGTTCAGGTAGCCTCATAGTTCCTCGATGAGAATCTATTCTTCTACGTATTCCGCCTCTAATTCTTTTACTAAAGAATGATTTCAGTGTTTTTTCTTGGTCATCAGATTTGTCTACTGTTTCCCAATCTAATCTATCTACAGCCTTTGTTAATGCCTCACTTCCACATTGTAATAAATCCATTATTGTTAAAACTCCGCAAGCTTGTTGACTTGTTGGAAATTTTCTAGCTAATGATTCTACTAGTGGTAAGAACCTTATTATAAGTTCTTTTCTCGTATATTCTTTATACGGTTTGTCTATAGGCATAGAAGATTTTAAATCTTCTTTGTACCTAATATAATTAGCTATGCTATACTTCTTCATTTAGTGTTTCTTTTTCTTGTTTTAAATCAGCACACATGTGCCTTTGTATAGTTCTTATTGAGCAATCTAGCAAACCTGCTAATCTACCGTTTGTTATAGGTTTACCAAATTCATTTAAATAAAGCATTGTATCATATATTTTAGTCTTATCAAGCTTTTGTCTACCTGACAATTGACCCACAACCTTCATCTTTTCTTCAAAAGACATGCCGTTGTAATCTTTAAATATAATTTTACGAGATTTATTCTTAGGTGGCTCACCACCTTGTGTTACTACATCTTTAATCATATCATCTAAAGCTTTCTTGCTTATAAAGAAAGTTACAAATCCATTTTCTTTATTAGCTATAAATCTAAATACTGATTCTAAATCTGTATCTTCATTTAAATAATATAACACAAAAAAGTGCCATTTTAGTGATTTATATGTAGTAATTTTACTAGGTGTATAAAATAATCTATAGTACTCATGGGTGCCATGTTCATAGTAATCATATTCTTTGGTACTAAGCGAAGGTTTATCATTAACAGGATCTTTCCTGTAGATGATACGTCTTTCGTTTAGCCATTTCATTTTTCTTGTATATGACATTAGGGTACTACTTATTTATTATTATTTGCTTTTGTCATGCGTTTGTTTTTAACAAACTTTTTTATTTTAGTTCTTATTCCAAAAATATCTCCTGATATTAAATGGTTATATAGTTTTCTCTGTGCCATATAATTTTTCTCTTGTTATTAGTTGTTCGTTTTTTGCGGCTATTGTGTGCTTTTCTTGCTCATAATAATTCCAGTAAGCTGTTACACTGCAACCCGCTACTTTATACTGTTCTGGCATAGCTTGTGGTGGTTCATTAAAAACACCATCAGGCATACCAAAAGGGAATAAATGAAGTGGGTATTTACATTTAGTAATAGTCAAATGTTCTTTACCGTATCGCTTAGTATACTCTTCACCTAATGCTATCATGTGATTATATAGCCAATAATATTGCTTGATATTTTGTCTACACCATATAGTTGACGGGTGATTATAATGTGCCTTTTTATAAGGTACATAATCAGGTTTATAATCTAACAGTTCAGCATAATGATGATGAGCCGTACAAAGCATTTGGGCTGATTCTAAGACCATTTTAACAACATGCTTATTATATTGTATCTGTGCAGCTTTAACTGGATCAGAATGTAAATAAAATATATTCATTTATATCGTTTATTGCTTAATCTATTATAATGTTTGTCTAATAAGAGGTTTGCTACCTCTTCGCTTATCATATTGTCGTTGTATAATTGCCATATTAATTTAGTCATCTTCTCCTAATTTATCTATTCTGTCATAAGATCCCCAATTTCTCCAAACTTCTTGGAGCATTAATTTATCTTTTTCTTCTTCTGTTAATTTATTATTTTCTTTATTCATAATTTCTTAAGCATTTAAACAATGGGTGTCTATAACTCCCAGCATTAGTTCTTTGAAAATAAGTAAAGGTAGCACGTTGACCTATATAGTCATGAATGTTAAGCAACATATTTGATAAATCATTGTAGTTGTATCCTTTGCCCGGTGGACAACCGAACTCTACACCTTCGTCATCTATCATCAGAAACTTTCCAACCGTGTTTGTCCTTTTTCCTTTACCTTCTTCATAACCGATTATGGTTGCTTCAGCATCACTGAAGTCTTTGAATTTCATTAAGTCGTAAGACCTACCGTGTTTGTATAGACCATCTAGTCTTATGATAGATCCTTCGTAGCCTTGATCAAGAAACTCACCGTGTAATTCTCTTGCATAATTATAGCTATCAACTAGCTTTGCCGGTACATACTTAATATCTTTATTATAGATATCTGAATTTACCAGTTGTTGCATACGAGTTTTGTAGCTATCATAAATGACACCATCAAAGTAATCATATACATGTAATTGTACCATGTTTTTAGCTTCTAATCTATCATCTGAGGTAGGTTTTTGCTTACGAACTAATGATATAATCTTTTCAAAATCATTTTTAAGTTCATGATTGTATAATTCACCGTCTAATACAACATCAGGATGCTGTTTAAAAAACGGTATAAGTCTTAGCTCAATATGAGCTATATTCATAAATTGTTTACCTGTACGTGAGTACGCACCATCTTTGGTAAACAGACAGCGAACGCCATCTAGTTTTGGTTGTATATACACAGGTTGAGACCAGTCAACTCGACTGTTACTAAACTTGTGTGCCAACATAGGTTTTTTCATAAGTTATCTAATTTTTTGTTTAATATTTGTAATTTTCTTTTAATAATTTTAGCTTTTTCATACTGTTCTTTGTCTTCGTATATAGCCAATAGCGTTGTAAGTCTAGCCAATTCTCCAATTAATTGCTCTTCTGTATCATCAGATAGCTCAGCAAAATAATCATCAAAGAGATCTTCGAATGTTACATCGCTGATCTCTCTGTGATCATCTAACTTAAAATTAAATTGACTAGTCAACTTATCAACAACTAAATCCGCTACCATCGCGGCAAATAAAATTTTTTCTTCGTCGTTCATGAGTATATTATCAATGGTTGATTGTATTTTGTTTGTAATTATTGATTTCTTAATATTTGAACTAGTTTTTCAGCGTATTCTAACGCGTTTTGATGCCCAACCGCACCAATTGATCTTTGATCATTTCTAGTTTCGTTATTAGCAAAATCAGTGTACTGCATATCAACCATGTATTTAGATATAATCTTTTCAGGTTTTAACACAAATTCACACTTGTTTTGCCATACATTCCAGCAAGTTACGTGTATTTTATCTCTATCTCCACTCCATATAACATAAATATACTCTATATCACTTTGAAAATGTCCTATTCTTTGAAGATAACAACTTTCATAATACATATCATGCACTAATTTAGCGGTTAATCTTTGTCCGTCTTGAGCAGAATTACCTTTAGTTAACAACCAGTTGGCAATTTGTACTCCTTGCCATTCAGGATAACCATCGTGATGATGATACATGTTAACATAAGCTTTATCTGCTACTATCTCTGGATTTATAGCAAATCCTTCTTCATATTTACTACTATGTTTACGGTCTATGACCATAATATTATTTCTTGTACTCATAATTTATTTAATTTAGTGGACGTGGCAGGACTCGAACCTGCGTATAGTCAAACATATTTTTCAACAAGTTGATCTTTGCTTGTGACTATCAAAATCCCGATTTCACGCCCTTTATTTTAGTCTAATAAAGCCATATAAGCCTTAGAATTATTGGTTCTAAACCAAGATAAAGCTTTTTGCTGTGTGTTTATCATTTCATCATCCCAACCTCTATGATCACCAACGTAGTTTAGTCCCATAATTAAGTCATACATAGATAATTCCTCTGCATTTAGTTTATAATCTTCTCCACTAAACGGGTTTGTTACTGTATCTCCCGCGTCGTAGACGGTTCCATCGAACCATTTTGGTAAGTTGTTGTTTGTTTCTTTCATTAGTATATATTTTTTTCTGCCCACTGTTGATATTCTTTCCAAGATTGCTCTTTGTTAAGGTAACCGTTGTAGACTCTACGTTTACCTAAAAATTTAATTCCATTAAAGTTTCCGTTTTCTAAAAATTCCATATTATTCTTCTTCTTTTTCTTCGTAATAATCTCCTGAGTCTAATAACTCATCTTTTTTCTCGTCAAATAATTCTTGATATACGTCTTGCCACCATTGTTCTAATTCATAGTTGAACTCGTATTCCATATCGTCCCATAAATGAGGTTCTACCCACACATCACTACCTGACGTTAGTTCATCAAGAGCTCGTGAGGACCATTCAGTGTAATCTTCATAGTAAAAACCATCTTGTGATATATAAGGTTTCTCATCATAAGTACACCACCATATATCATAACCATCATACGTTGATTCGCTGTATATCTTTAAACTATGTCTATCATCAACATAACCGCTTGTTTTGTCTAATTTACCGCCGTGTTGTTCCTCAATATACTCTAGTAACCAAGGTCCATCTGGCTCTTCCATAAAGCCATCTTTTTCTAATTTTCCGATGATTATATCATCTGTTAATAGTTTTTTATCCATATTTATTTATTTAAGTAATTTTTCTTTGCATATTTATGCAAGAAATTCAATCTAGCCACACCTGACCAGATTAGAGCTCTCGCATAAGTATTAAATTCTTTTGTAACTAATTGATTACCATCAAGAAAAGTCCATCTAGTTTTTCTTTTATACTTATGATTTAGTTGCCATATTCTATCGCTACTGTCACATCTACGTACATAACCTGATTTATAGGTTGCTAGTGATTGTCCTGTTGGTAATTTAAATTGACGTGTACCGTTTTTCCATTGTCTTTTCGTGGTAGTTTCTACGATACCGTCTTCGTGAAGCATAGCTAGTGCGTATGCATTTTCTAGTTGTAATTGTTCTTTTTGCCATTTAGTCATCTGATTCTTCTTTTAAAAATTCTGTACCATACATGATGTCTGCACCTGTAACATCAAAACTATACTTATCAGTAAATACGAGTATATCTCTAATATCATCTAGTTGTAATTGCCACCATCCATGTGAAGCCATTAATGTATACTTAAGCCTTTTAGCCGTACCGTGTTTATACGTATTTTGCCTAATTTTTTGTTTGTACACAGGTTTTAACTGTGACCACACGTTTTTAATTTTAGTCATAATTTTATTTATATTATCGGTTAGTGTTAATATTTTGTTTGTAGTATGACATTTTGTCATGGTTGCCTTTAGAGGCTTATATTTTAGACGTGCTCGTACGTTTTTGGGTCGAGTAACAATGCCACACTCGCATCCACGTCTAAGGTGTAAGATTGCTTCATCACCATGGGATTCCCTGGTTGATACTGTTATTCTTACTACCTATTTAGTAACTAGAAGAGGAATCGAACCTCTTTATCCGTCGATAGTCTTAGTCTTTCTGAGGTGTTACCCGTCCTTACTAATTCTAGACCTAGTTATCCAGTAATCTATTTTATTCAGTTATGTGACACAGCCTTGTTAAACGGGGTTATCCTTACGCGTCCTATTAACCTACTCGTATTTAGATTACAAGTGCCATTCCTTTAATAGTTTAATGGCTGATTTCTTTATTTCATCAAAAGTTCTATCATTTAAGAATCCATCATCATAAGATATTATTCTTTCTAATTGCTTTTCTATTTGATTACAGAGTTCTAATGCTTCTCTATCCACATATTCCTCTTTCATAATTTCATATGCTTTTTTACTATCCATATTATCTTTTTATTATTTGTTCTTCAGTATTTATTGTTCTACTCTCCATATATTATTAGTTCTATATCAGATTCACTATAACAATCCTGTTTTGGAAAGTTTAATTCTCTGTTTATTATTTGTACGTGTTCATCAGTGGGTTGTTTATAGCAAAAGTACATTGCTGAATATACACCTGCTAAATATGCAAACCCACTTAATATTATTATTTTTATTTTCTTCTCCATGCTTTGTGTACTAATGCGGAAGTTTCTTGTGATACAACTTGTACTTCTAACACTTGTTTGTTAGCTATAATTGGTATGTAGCTAACTTTTTGAGTTGAACTACAACTTACACAGTTGTTATAACCTAGCTCTATACGAACTGGGTGCACTTTATTTCCACATTTACAATACATATTTTATTTATACTTTATTATATTATCAACTGCTTGCAGTATTATATTTGTAATCACTTTGCTATAATTCTAAGTTGTTCTACACTATATTTTTTAATACTTGTTCGCCACATTTTATTATGTGTGAATTTATATTGCTGAGGAAAGCTCTTTTTTTGCCTCACAGTGCTTTTTTTGTATTCTTTATCAGTAAGTCCACTGCATTCACCGTGAATTTTAATCATTTGTTGGTGATGATGCTTGCGAGCAAGTTTCTTTTGTTTACTATACTCGCATAATTCTTTCATGTTACTTACCATTTTAACGGAGCTTCGATAAAAGTTAAACCTTTGTAGTTAAACCAGTTGTCTTTACCAAACTTAAATTGTTCGATACCATCCTCGTCAATACCTTGTGATTTTTCTTTAAAGCCAAATGAATTAGGCAGGTCACCTACATGATAACCTTTGTACTCGATTCCGTTTAGATAAATCTTATGTTTATCTTTAGTAAATTTAATTGTTTTCATATTTTAATCTTTATTATATTATCAATTACTTGTTATATTATGTTTGTAAGCATGTGATTTAGCTATAGATTGTCTCCATTGCCACTCACTTTTGCGATAGTTGATGTCATTGCACCACTTTTTCCAACCTCTACTAGTATCATTCTCACCATACTTAGCTTCGAACTCTAGTACTTGTTTTAGCTTGTCTGCTATTTTATTAGCATCATAGTCTTTAAATTGCATAGTTAAGTTATTTATTAGTTGATTTATAAAAGTCTATTCTGTTAAGAACATCTTGTCTAGTTATTTTATTTTCCATTTGCAATAGTATATCACTTGACATATCTATTTTTTTACCATTATCACAGGTTAAAATCCAACTTCTATTATACATAGTCATTTATTAATTCAATTAGTGTTTCTAATGTTATATCACCTTCGATAAACATTAACCAATAGTCCATTTTATCTATTTCTTGTTTATTCATTTTTTCCGTATTTATATAATTCATTTTCTATATTAAGTAAAGCTAATTTATAACCATAGTTTTTAGCCATTTGCATTAGTAAATAGTCATTACTTCCTTTATTAGCTTCTGTAAATTGTAGAAGATAATCTTGATCTGGAGTCGCGACTATACCTCTTTCTAATTTATTTAGCTCTGTGTCGATATACTTTTTTAACTCTACCATCCGCCGTAAGTTATAGTTGGGTTATTAAATGCTAAGTGGAATATAATAGTTATAATTCCTGTTGCTGCTAGTGTTCCTAGCGAGATTAATATTGCATTAATCGCATAGTGTTGAAATTTTCTTTTCATAATTTAGTTTTAAATATTAGTTGACTGAGCGGGTTTCGAACCCACTTACGTATCTATACCAGTCGATTTTGTTTTAAGAGTGTTGTTTACTGTACTTCAACAACACCTCTAACACTTACAGGAACATTAGTTGAACTTGTATAAGAGTTATACTTTTGAAAACAATTAAGAGAATTTAATTTATCTTTCATGATCTCATACACTTTATCGTGATTGTAAGTACAAGTTTTACCACTTTTGAATTCAACATTGATTTGAGTGTTTTTACCGATTAGTGATTTGCGAATAACAAATCTTTTTGAGTTAATTGTGTTTGACATAATTTTGATTTTAATTTAAGTTATTATTTATTTATTTATTTAGTTGATTATTAATTAGTTAATCATTTATTATATTATCAAAGTATGATGATATTATGTTTGTAATGAGTGTATATTTGTTTATTAGTTAATAGTGTCAAGATGTCATTGCACTAAGTGACACTATGTCATATAGTTATATTATTTAATTAGTTTATATTTTAAATAGTTTTTATTTAGTAATTTAGTTAGATTATTAGTATTAATTGTGTGAGTGAATATTAATTTGTTATTTAATATTATAAAGTTATAATGTAAGTTATTAATAATGAGTGATGTTATTAATTTAGTTTGATATTTGTTTGTTATTAGTTGCATTGTTATTATTTATTATATTATCATAGTGATATAATATTAAGTTTGTAAATTAGTTCCTCCCGGGGATAAACGTGAAACATTATAGGCTATACAATAAAAAAAGGTAAAACATTTTGAACTAAGCAACACAATCTTTCTCTATAAGCAGCTAGGTATGACATTAGGTAGTTATATTATATAAGTAGTACCCTGTTGTCAGCCCCTTATAATATATAAGATCCTATTCTATGTAAATTTCTATAAATATGTGTAAGTATACTAATGTACACTTCACTTAAAAAACAACACTATGAACGGAGCATATACACCAGGGCTAATGAAAAAAATGCAACACGCCCTACCAAAAAGATATTGCAGTAATCCTACTAAGCAAATGGGTGAAGCTACTCATACAGTAGGACACAATCGTACTGATAACGTACTAATGAAAACATCGTACCCAGATTCTTACTTAATGCAGACAGGAGACAAAATTAATAAATAAAAAACATGGCAATAATATACTCATACCCTACCTCTACAGTAAAAGGTACCGATAGAATAATCGCATCGGATATGACTGTGACAGGTAATCCAACAATAAACATAAATGTTAACGGCATTGCTGACTATATAATAGCTCTGCTAGGATTTGGTAGCGGTACTCCTGGTACTATGCCAGTGTGGGTTACTAGTCAACAACTAGGAGACTCATATGTAAGACAAGTAGCAACACCAACTCCATTGACAATACACACAGAGAGTGCTGAGTTCGTTGCTGGTAAAACATTGACTGTAGATAGCTCGTTTATTGTAAACGGAGCAGAAGTACATAACAACTTAGAATCCCACAACGGGCAAGTTACATTTAACAACCAAGTTGATTTTGGTGATTTAACTACAATTAATATAAATAGCGTTAATGCTTATTCTAAATTAAGACTTTATGGAGAATTAATTGATTCTGGCGGACTTGGATCTCCAGGTGGTTTAGGTCAAATACTATCCTCTACCGTTACAGGTGTTGAATGGATAGATGGTTTACCTTCTGGTATAGAATACAGAGGAACTTGGGACGCAAATGCTAATACATCTGTTGATGGACCTTTAGCATCAGGAGTTGGAACACAAGGATACTATTATATAGTAGATGTACCAGGAACAACTAACTTAGATGGATTTAATTCATGGCAAGTAGGTGATTGGTGTATATTCTCTAGCGCTAACACTTGGCAAGAAATAGATAACTCAGGTATATTCTCAGGTGCTGGTACTCCAAATACAATGACTAAATGGACAGGACCTAGCGCATTAGGTGATTCTCAAACAACTGATGATGGTACTAATATAAATATGACTGCATTAGGCAATCTAACTATAAATGGTACTTCTCTTGATATAAACGCTGGTGGTGGTGGAATAAGAAGTTTAGCTCCACATACATTTACTAGCATCGTAAATTTACAAAGTCAAACAACTATTACCGGAGCAGTGACCGATGCTTTTGTTAGCTCAGGTGCAGCTGGTCAAGTATTATCTTCAACTGGTGCAGGACAAGTACAATGGATAAACGGTTCAGCAATAGCTGGAGGTTTAAGTGGTAGTGGTACTTTAAATAAAGTTGCTAAATGGACACCAACTGGTATAGCACTAGGAGATAGTTCAATAACAGACGATGCAAATACAGTTACAATTTCTCCAGTTGTAGAAACCAATATAACATCTAACGCTAATTTAACTGGGGTTAGTAATGTAATGGGAACAGCAGGTGGTACTAATAGATTCGATAGCGTAAGTGATTTCCAAGACGATGTTAAACTTTCTAGCGCTTTAGTAGATAGCTTTGGATCTTCAGGTACTAGTGGTCAAGTGTTATCAAGCAACGGTGCTCAAACATTATGGGTTAGTCCTTTGGCTGGAACAGATGGATCACAGCAAATAACAATTACAGTAGATCCAGCTGAAATGTCAACATTATCAACCGTGCCTAAAGTTTGTATACCAGCTCAAGGTGTAGGAACAGTTATAGAAATATTAAGTGTAGCCTATAAATATGATTACGCAACAGTTGTATATGATTATACAGGTGACTTAGTAGTATGTCCAGCAGGTTTTGTGGGTAATACAGATACTTATCAATCAGTATTTAAACAAGGATTTGTAAATGGTGTTGGAGACGTTTACCAAGGAAACGAAAGTGGTGCAGGTGTATTTTTAGGTCACTTACTACAAGACAATGTGGCTATGGTATTTACTACGCCTGGAATAAATCCAACACAGGGTGATGGAAATATGAGATTAAACTTAAGATATAGAGTACTAGATATTTCATCTTGGTTACCTATAATATAAACAAACAACAACTAAAAAACTAAACATGAACAAGTACGGAGAAATAACCACTACAGGTGGATCAGGACTGATTTCGTTAAACAATGTAATTCTCGCTAGATTATTTGGAGGAAATTTTATACTAATTAATTATGCGAATGGCTCATTATGCAGTATTCAAGCAACAACAGCATTTACTCAAGCAGATGCAGAAGTTATATTCGATGTTATAAAGAATGCTCAGGAACAAAAATGGGATACGGTAAAGTATACAGTACCTACATTAAGCGACAGCGTAGCATCAATATCATTCACATTTTAAAACTAAGAAACTATGAACAAATTTTTAAAAATCGGAGACTACTTATATGGAGGTGGCGTAGTATATGTTGGCTTAAGCGGAGGATTATTAACTCTTAATTATGATGACATCAAATGTGTTATTACAGGAGCAGGAAGTTTTGTAGCAGCAGATAAAGTTGCTATTGAAAATGCACTTGTAAACGTTTGGGCACAAGGTTATACTGAATCAACAATTGATGTAACTTTAAGCCAAACAATAACAAACCCATTCTCATAAAGTAAAATTACACTTTAACAAGTGACTATATAAATATACAATAAACAAACAACAATTATGGCAACAACATTTATTAACTTAATAGTTTCAGATGGTGGTGTTTCTGGTGAAGGCGGTTTTATATCAGAGCCTTTTATGAATGGTGATAACTTAATTAACACTGATATCATTACGTTTATTAAACCAGTAACAATCAATGGACTTAGTCCAAATTATATTGAAATCTATACAAACATTCCTGCAAACACTCTAGAGGTAGCTGCTGGTCAAGGAACAACTGAGCAAGTACTTAAAGAAAGAGTATACAAACTAGAAGTGTCAAAAGCTCAATTTGGTGATCCTTCAGGCGCTGCTAATAAACCTTCAGCAGAATGGATGGCGAAAGCTAAAAAAGCTATATCAGCAGCACTAAGTAATATATATTTTCCAGACTCAGGGCGAACAACTGTATCGCTACCAAGAGATGGAGGAGAACAAGTATATTTTAGAAGTATTAGATTACAATACCCAACAGCTAGTACTAACATCGCAGTTTCTGCATCAAGTGAAGGAGCTAATCCAGGAGGTCCTCCAGAAGGTGGATTTGATGTGGCAGATGGAGGTCCAGGTGCAGATGGAGGTCCAGGTTCGGCAGAACAAGAGGGTATTCCACCAGGCGAAGACTTTTCATAACATACCCTGCTCGGGAAGAGCATTAACCAATTATTAATTTTTAAAACCAAAACCAATGACGTTTTATTACACGACTAAATCGTGGAGTAGTCAACCACAAGTATCCAAAGAAACCGTTGACCTTTGGAAACACGTTGCAGATAAAAGCAAATGGAGAATTGTTCAACTACCTAATGGATTTTACCAAACAGAATACCATGATCTTAATGAAGATACTTGGCATGATGTCACTAGAAGAGAAACATTAGAAGGAGCTGAACAAGCAATAGACGCTTCTATCGAACATTATTCTAAGAAATTAGAATTTGCAAACGGACCAAAGGTGGTTAAAACCTTTGAATAATATCTAAACCACAATATAATATAATTTAATCAAATGACAGAAAAACTTGTTAAAAATCTTAACTTTGGGAATAAAGCTCAGGATAAGATATTAAATGGAATAGATAAACTCACAAAAGCTGTTAGCTCCACACTTGGGGCTAACGGTAAGTGCGTTATCTTAGAAGACAACTTAGGTAAACCTACTATAACAAAAGATGGTATTACAGTAGCAGAAAGCGTTACACTATTAGATCCAGTTGAAAATATGGGTGCTATGCTTATAAAAGAAGCAGCACGTAAAACCGTAAAAGAAGCTGGTGATGGTACAACAACCGCAACAGTATTAGCGCATTCAATTTTACATTTAGCTAAAGAGCATAATATTAACAATGTAAGATTTTTGAAAGAAGGTATTGATTCAGCTGTAACCAAAACAATAAAATACTTAGATGACATAAGTATACCTGTTGTAGATGATATGGTAGAACAAGTAGCAACTATCTCAGCTAATAATGATAAAGAGTTGGGTGACAAAATTTCTAAAGCTTTTTTAGCGGTAGGTAAAACAGGTGTAGTTGCTATGGAAGAATCTGATACTGCAGAGACATATGTTGAAATTGTAGATGGTATACAGTATGATAGAGGATTAAAAAACATGAGTTTTGTTACTGATCAAGCAAGTAAGAAAGCAGAGCTTAATAAACCTTTAGTATTAATTGTAGAATCTAAAATAGAAAACATACGTAAAATACAATCAGTACTAGAGCATGTCATAAAAACTAGTAGAGCCTTATTAATAATTGGTGATGCTGACACTAAAGTTTTAGCGGCGTTAGCAATGAATAAAATAAAAGGCAATATAAAAATAAATATAATTGATGCTCCTAATTTTGGAGTTACTAAAAAACAAGTATTAAATGATATTGCTATGATGACTGGAGCAACAGTTATTAATGAGCATTTAGGTGATGATTTAGATTTAATCCAACCTGAACATTTAGGAGAATGTGTTAAATCAGTAACTACAGAATATGAAACCATTATACAGGTCGCAGGTGTTTCCCCACAAGTAGAACATGTTATTGAACAAGTTAAGAAAGATATACTAAAAGAAACTAAACCCGGTCCAATAACAAGACTTGAAAAAAGATTAGCGTTGTTATCAGCTAAAATAGCTAATGTAAAAGTAGGCGCTAATTCTGATGTAGAATTAAAAGAAAAGAAAGATAGAGTTGAAGATGCTGTGTGTGCTACAAAAGCCGCGATAAAAGAAGGTATAGTTCCCGGAGGAGGTATAGCCTTACTTAATGCTGCGTTAAAAATAAAAGCTGCTAACAAAGCAGAAGAAGTTTTATTTGACGCGATTAAATCTCCATTCAATGTTATTCTAAGGAATGCTGGTATTGAACCTAATACCGACTTAAAAGAAGGAGATGGTATAAACGTGGTTACAGGAAATATGGTAAATATGATTGATAGTGGTATAATTGATCCACTGTTAGTTACAAAAAGCGCTTTAAAAAACGCGGCTTCTGTAGCTACCACTATTTTATCAACTGATTGTGTAATTAATAACATTAGAATACATGAAGGCGATAGGAGATAACTTAATTATAACACCAATGGAACAAGGTGTTGAAGAGACAAAAGGCGGTTTGTTGTTAACCCACGGGCAAAGAGAAGATATAAGATTTGAAAAAGCCCAAGTGTTAACTTTTGGCGAAGATGTAAAAGGTATAAAAGAAAATGATGAAATATACTTTGATAGAAGAGCAGGCCACAAAATTGAAATAAATAAAGATACATATCACGTTATCAAATCAAGAGACGTGGTCGTTGTTTTATGAAAAAGCTAGAAGCAAGTGATCTTAAAAATTTACACTTGCTAAAACATTACCGTATAATACGCAAATGGGCTTGTAAAAACAACGGCTTAAATGATGCTGAATTAGAACTACTTATATATCTAGATTGTATAGATATGTTTACTATTAATGATTTTAAAATAGGTACATATTCTTATAGTTGGGATAATAGAAGATGGAATAAACTAATTCAAAATGATTGGATTAAAGTGTGGAGACATAGAAATAGAACCACGCAAAAATACAATATATATAAAGTTTCTTTTAAAGGTAAACAACTAATAAGTAGAATTTATAGAATAATGCTAGGTGAAGATGATATACCGACTAGTGAAAGAAGAAACACTATAATGAAAGGTGGTACGTATATGAATAAGGTTTTACAAACCTCAATAAATCACGTTAATAAAGACAAAGCAAGATGGCAAGACAAAACACATCTCCCTTAAAGCGAAATGGCTTCGGCTATGACAGCTATGAAGACAATACAGCAAGCGGTAACAATATAACACAACCTGTTGAATACAAAGCATTCAAAGGTGATTTCAGTACTGACGTTTCTTTGGATGACGCTAGAGAGAGAAAAAGAACATCAACTGGTTTAACTGGATTAGAAAAAAAATTAGCTAAAACAAAACCAGGAAGCCCTGAACATATTAGATTATCAGCTAAGCTTGACAAAAAGAATTTTAAGCGTGAAAAAAAATCTATTAAAAAGAATATAAGAAAGTACGGTAAAGATGCTGATTTTAGTAATATATCTACCGAGTTCATGGAAAACCTAAACAAAGGTGGAAGTGTTGGGGATACTGCTAGAAGAACAGAAAAACAAGTTAATAGATTTTTAGATAGAGATCAAAACTTAAGATCAATATTTACTGATAAGGTAAATAGAAGAGATGTTTATACTCAAGGTATTGTAGATAGAGATTATAAAATTCAAAAAGCTGCAGATCTTGAAAAAGCTAAACAAAGTGAAATAGATAATAGAATACAGAACAATAACGTACCTAGTAGTTATCAAAATTTTGGCAACGATGCTTTTAGTTCTACATTTGATAGAAGATTTGCTAGTGATTCTTCTGGTAGACCTTTATGGAGTATTGCAGGTTCTAATACAAACCCATACAAACTTGGAGGTGATTTTACTATTTACGATTCTTTAAATGCTAACTTTGACAAAACTCCAAAGGAAGAACCTGGAGGAATGCTTCAAAGAGGAAAACCAGTGTACAACAAAAGACCTTTTATATCTCATACTGAATCTGTAACAGCAGGGAAATCTATAGGTAGTTTAATGAAAAAATTTAAATAATGCCTTATCAAACTTGGTATTCAGCAGCTACAAACGCAGCGGTAGATATGAACATGCCTCCAGCGTTAGTCCCAGCGTTAAACAGCGCTATGGCTCCACCTAGGCAACCTATAACCCCTATCAATGCTAATGTTCCATCTTCAGATAGTTCAAGAGATAGTTCTATTTATGCTAGAAGTAATTTAAGAACAGCTGGTAGATTTGATAGAGAAACAGCAATGATTACTCCTCAAGAAACTCAAAGAATGATGTTTGGAGATCAAGCTTTTCGTAATACAAGAAGAATAACTGAAGAAAGAGATATGGATAAAGACTATGATTTTGTAGACAGAAGACCAACGATGACGCAAGGTGAAATGTCTGCAGTGGCTGGTTCAAGTGAAAATTACTCTAATCAGTTTGAAGGATATGAAAATACTTCAAATCCGTTCTCAGATCAATACTCTTCATTATGGAGTTAAAAATTATTAATACATATAACTAAATAAATTATGGCAACAAATAAAACACAATCAGGACAACAGTACATCTGGGAAGGACCATTAGATCCTTCTGGCATGCCTATGGGAATGGGTGACAGTAGAGGTATAACTGGAATGAAGTTAAAATTAGGAGCTACTCCTTATACTCCAGGTCCAATAACACAAATAGCAAAATAAAATGGCAATACCAAATTTCACTCAAAATCAAGCTAGCTTCGCTATTAATGTAATTCCTAGCGATACAGTTAACATACCTCAACCTTACTTAAAAGCATCTGGTGCAAACACTGCTTTTCTAGGTACTACTTTAATAGACGGTAGTGCTAACTTTGAAGGAGTTGGTACAGCTATACCAGCCGTGCAACAAGGAGATGTTGTGTATAACAACACCACTGGAAACTCAGCTACTGTAGTAAGTGTAGACAGCAATATTCAATTAGGTTTAAGTGCTACAATATTTACAGCTACTCCAGAAAACTATACTGTATTTCAAGGTAATCCAAACGGTAATTCTTTCTTATTATACGTAGGAACAGGAGGAGATGTAAGTATTCAAACTTCTGCAGCGCAACCAGTAATATTAAAAAACGTAGGTGATGCGTCTTTTATTCCTATTAATGTAGGAAGAGTAAATGCATCTGGTACTACAGCAACCGATATAATAGCTCTACTCTAATGGCACCGTCAATTTTAGGAAACGCTAACGCAAACTTAGCTATACCTGTAAATAATGCTTTTCTTCCGCCACCAATAACCAACTTTATAATATTAGAGAATGGTGTTGATTTAATGGAAACTGAAACAGGTGGTGATATAATGATTAGAGAATAAATAAAAAATAACAAATGGCAAATATAAAATTTTCAGCTTTTACAATTGAAACTAATCCCGCATTAGTAGAATATGTTGTAGGTTATCAGGGAGGAGTAAACGTAAAAATTACTCCAGCTGATCTAGCCACAGCTGGTGGAACAGGATTAACTGAATATATACCTCGCTGGACAAATGGACCAGGTGGTATATTAGGTGATTCAATAATGATACAACAAGCAGCTGCTGGAGTTTTCTCTAGTGACTACATAGAGGTTTCTGGGCTTGGTGGTTTATCTACACAAAACTTAGAAATAAATAATGATCTTTATGATGGAACTGCTAATCCTGGTAACGCTGGAGATATACTAAGTAGCTTAGGCGTAGGATTTGGTTTAGAGTGGGTTACTCCAGGAACTGGTATAAACCTAGTTACAGATATTTCAACCGCAGTTGGTGTATCTACAGGAGATCCTATAACCACTTTAACAAACGCTACAGGTTCGGTTACTATAACACTGAATGAATATGCTGGAGCAGCAAATGAAGGTTTTGTACCAAGCGGAGGAATTGTATCTACTTATTTAGATGGAAGTGGTGCTTGGTCTGTACCACCCGGTGTAATACCTTGGCCTTATAATTATGATGCAGTAAACAATGTACTTTTACAAGGTGAAGGACCAACTCCTGTTGGTGCTAACAATACTAGCTTAGGTGTAGGTGCAGGAGTAAATATGACAGCTTTAGCGACTAATAATACTTTAATAGGTAGTGGCGCCGGTAAAAGTATTACTGATGGATTTGCTTTAACTTTAATAGGAGTTGACGCTGGAAGCAGTTTTACAACTGGAGGCGCTCACACTGCTATCGGTTTTCAAGCTCTTTCAAGTGAAGGCAATGAACAAGGTAATAGTACAGCCGTAGGTCATGAAGCTTTAAAAAATCAAAATGGACCTGGTATAACAATATTTAATACAGCTATTGGTGGGAATTCAGGAGATCTTATTACTACTGGAAATTGTAATACTTTGGTAGGATATAAGTCTGGTTTTCCATTAACAACTGGTAGTTCAAATATCGCTATAGGATGTAATGCTAGACTTCTTAATAACAATGATAACGATGCTGTAGTTATAGGTAAAGATGCTACTGGACACGGTTCAGAGATAGTTGTTTTAGGTAATGATCAAACTACAGCTTGGCACCCTCATTATGATAATGGTGTAGATTTAGGTTCTTCTGTTTATTCTTTCAAAGATGCTTACATTGAAGGTATTTATTATGATACAGCTGGTAATGCTGGTGGTGCTGGAGAAGTTTTAAGTTCTACAGCAACAGGAACTTCTTGGGTTCCTACAGGAAGTGTAACCAGTGTTGCTTTAACAATGCCAGCTGCATTTAGTGTAGCAGGTTCTCCAATAACAGGAGCAGGAACTTTTGCAGTAACTGGTGCTGGTGCAGCAACAGATTATATAGATGGAACCGGAGCTTTACAAACTAGATGGACTGGTACTACTCCAGCAATAATATTAGGTGATACTTTAACTTTCTGGAATAGCAGTAATCAATTAGACAGTAGTAATGAATTAACGTTTACGACTAATGGTAGTACCAACTCTAAACCAACAATTGGTATGGGGTTATTTGGAGCTGCTAATAGTAAAGGAGCTTTTGAATTAAATACTTGGATAGATTATAATGGTAGTCCATTTGACTATTTCTTATATACTGGAGCTGGTGGGCCTTTCCAAAATTTTGCTGGAGCAGGAGTATTTGCGATTAGTATACACGCAGCTGGTAGATTTATGGGCTCAGGTATACATATATATTCTGATAAAAGAATTAAAAAAGATATATCAGTAAGTAATTCTAAAGAAGATTTAGAGACTATATCTAAAATTGAAATATCTGATTATAAATACATCGATCCAGTAAAAGGTGGCGGTGATCACAAAAAGGTAATTGCTCAACAAGTAGAAGAGCATTATCCAATGGCTGTGAAAGAAGGTACAGAAATAATACCTGATGTATTTAAACAAACTACAATTAAAAACGGTGTTATTGATTTAGCATTTGATTGTAAAGTAGGAGATAAGGTAAAACTTATTTACCCTGGAAATGATGAAGAGATAGTTAATGTTGTTGAGGTAAATGAAGATAATGTAAAAGTTGCTTCAGATAGAACTAGCGATGTAGTTGTATATGGTAAAGAAGTTGATGACTACAAAACTGTAGATTATGATGCTTTAGCTATGCTTAACATATCAGCAACTCAAGAACTACATAAGATTATAAAAGAACTTAAGAAAGAAATAGAGTTATTAAAAAATAATTAACAATTAAAAACAACAATTATGTCAGACAGACAGTACACAGGTAATCACCCTAGATGGGGTATGATTCGTGAAAGAGAATTAATTCATGATGCTAAAAGAAAAATCCACGAAATGGATAAATCTTTACACAAATATGATGATGCAGCTGCTCGCCAAGAAGGTAAAATGGTAGATACTCCAGATGTGGATCAAGTTAAAGGCGCTGAAGCTAAAAGAGATATTGGCGGAGACGTGCCACAAGATAGAGGTAAAACTTACTAGTTATAGTAAATGGCTTTTAAAATAAAACCACCTTACAAAATAGATACAACACCAGTATATAGAAGAGAAATGGAAGACCCTACAGTTCACGGGGTTACGCTAAATACTGGTTGTATTATATTAAATGACAAACTTCCTATAGAAAAGGAAGAAAATACTATTAGTCATGAAAAAGTACATACTGATCAAATACTGAGAGGTGACTTGTGTTATGATGATAAGTATATTTGGTGGAAAGGAAAAAGATATTCTCGTTCTAAAATAAAAGAAGGAGCAAAGAATTTACCATGGGAAAAAGAAGCTTATGCCAAAGAAAAAAAAGTTTAGTGAAACTAAAGTAGGACAGTTTTTAGCCGGAGCTGCGCCTAGTATATTAGGTACGGTAGGTGATGTATTACCAGATAATGGAGTGTTTGGGGTTGTTAAAAACCTTATCTCTAAAGAAGAATCATTACCGCCAGAAGACAAAGAAAAAGCAATGAAGCTTTTAGAAATGGATATTGTTGAAATGCAAGAGGTATCAAAACGTTGGCAGAGTGATATGAAGTCGGATTCATGGCTTTCTAAGAACACAAGGCCAATGACTCTTATATTTTTAACAATAGCTTTAGTATTATTTATATTATTAGATGGATTTGATATCAGTTTTGGTATTGATATGGGGTGGATAGATTTACTTAAATCCCTATTAATAACTGTATATGTAGCCTATTTTGGGTCGCGAGGAGCGGAAAAATTCAAAAGTATAGGTAATAATAAATAGTAAACTATTATTAAAATTAAATAAAATTAAATTATGAGTGAAGAAATTAAAAAAATTACAGAAGAAGAGTTAACAAAAATTCAAGAAGGTCAATCTAACATGTCAGCATTAATTAGTCAAGTTGGTGCATTAGAAGCTCAAAAGCAAGATGTTTTAAATAAAATTCCTGCAGTTAAAAATACAATGGAAGAACTTAAAAAACAACTAGAAGAAGCATACGGGCCAATCAACATTAATGTTACAGATGGAACCTATACTGATATTCCAGTAGAAAACTTAAAAAAAGTTGACTAATGGATTCAAATATAAGAAAAATCAGTATTGGCGCTGACTACAAGAACGATGCTATGCATTATTCTTTAGGTCAACAGGTTTATGGTGGTCATGAAATCTCTTGTATATTGTTAGATAATACTGATAGTTCTTATAATATTTTTATTAAAAAGAATGATGAGGTATTGCCGTGGAAGAAGTTTAATTCTAACATGGCTATATCCGTTGAGTATGATTTAGAATATTAATGAGAAGTATTGAAAATTTTATTATTACACCTCTTACTGAAAGATATGAAAATGAAGTAAGGGTTGATGATAAAAAACTAATAGTAAACGCTTCAATAGAAGAGTTTGAGTTTATAAGTAGATTTGCAAAGGTTGTTGCAGTGCCAACAGCCTATCAAACTAATATAAACGTTGGAGATATAGTAGTTGTACATCACAATATTTTTAGAAGATGGTATGACCAAACAGGTGCAGAAAGAAACTCTGCATCATACTTTAATGAAGAGCTATATTTTGCAGCACCAGATCAAATTTATCTATTTAATCAAAACGATGAATGGAAAACATTTGGTGAGTATTGTTTTATAAAACCACTAAAAGACAGAGATCTTACTGGTGTTATAAAATTTAATAACAATCAATTAAAAGAAAAAGGTTTAAAACAAGGAGATATCATAGGGTATCCACCGGGTAGAGAATGGAGGTTTTTAATTGATGAAGAATTATTATATTGTATGAAATCTAAAAATATCTCTGTTAAGTATGAAAACCAAGGAAACGAAATTGAATATAATCCACGCTGGGCAAAAGGCGGTGGAAGAATTGATAAAGGTTGCTAAGGAGCCTATTGTAGATTCTAATGACGATATATCTGCAGATAGATTAAAGAACGCTGCTGCTACAAAAAAACTAGCTATATTCGATGCGTTTGAAATACTTAATCGTATACAAGAAGAAAAAGATATGTTAGAAGCTAAACCAAAAGAAGTTAAAGAAAAAACTTTTAAAGGGTTTGCAGAAAGGAGATCTAAATAATGTATCAACAAACTTTATACAAAGTAGTAGATGATCATATAAATCCTAAAGTAATTAAAAGATTAAATAAATCTAAAAAATGGGAATATGGTTACAATAAAGAATATGATGTAATTGTAATCAGTAAGGATGGTACTATAGGAGAGATATACGAAATACAGAACTTAAAAATAGCTTTACCTAAAGCAAAAGATGTTCAAAAGCTTGAAGGTGATAAATGGAAAAAAGTTGAATACCCTAAACAGTTGAGTAAAATAAAAACTGTATTTGATTTTAAACAATATCCAGAAGATTTTAAAGAACAGTGGTACGATTATATTGACAACGAGTTTAATCGTAGAGATTCAGGTTTTTGGTTTTATAACAATGGAAAACCTACATATTTAACAGGAACTCATTACATGTATCTACAATGGTCTAAAATAGATGTTGGTGCTCCAGATTTTAGAGAATCAAATAGATTATTCTTTCTATTTTGGGAAGCATGTAAGGCTGATTATAGATGTTTTGGAATGTGCTATCTTAAGAATAGACGTTCTGGATTTTCTTTCATGGCGTCAGGTGAGGTTGTAAATTTAGCCACTATATCTAGTGATTCACGTTACGGAATATTATCCAAATCTGGACCTGACGCGAAGAGTATGTTTACAGACAAGGTTGTACCAATATCAGTTAATTATCCTTTCTTTTTTAAACCTACTCAAGATGGTATGGACCGTCCTAAAACAGAACTGGCTTATCGTGTACCTGCTAGTAAATTTACAAGACGTAAAATTGCTGCTGGTCCTGACGAATCCTTAGATGATTTAAAAGGATTAGATACTACAATAGATTGGAAAAATACTGGAGATAATAGTTATGATGGTGAAAAATTAAAACTATTAGTACATGATGAATCTGGTAAGTGGGAAAGACCAAACAATATTTTAAACAACTGGAGAGTTACAAAAACAACATTAAGATTAGGTAGTAAAGTAGTAGGAAAATGTATGATGGGATCAACATCTAACTCTTTAGATAAAGGTGGGGATAACTTTAAAAAATTATACTATGATTCAGATGTTACCAAAAGAAACGCCAATGGACAGACTCGCTCGGGATTATATAATTTGTTCATACCTATGGAATGGAACTACGAAGGATACATTGATTCTTATGGCTTACCTGTCTTCGACACTCCAAGAGAAAAAACATTTGGTCCCGATGGTTACGAGATAACACTAGGTGTTATTGATTATTGGCAAAATGAAGTTGATGGTTTAAAAGGCGATCAAGATGCTTTAAATGAATATTATAGACAATTTCCACGTACGGAAAAACATGCATTTAGAGACGAAACCAAAGCCTCGTTATTTAATCTTACTAAATTATATCAACAGATAGATTATAATGAAGAGGTATTAGTTATGAGCCCTTTAATTACTAAGGGTAATTTTCAATGGGAAAACGGTATAAAAGATACACAGGTTTTATTTATGCCTAATAAAGATGGAAGATTTAATATTTCTTGGGTTCCTAATAGAGAGCAACAAAACAAAGTTATATTAAAAAATAATACAAAATATCCTGGTAATGAACATATGGGCGCATTTGGTTGTGATAGTTATGACATATCAGGAACAGTAGATAATAGAGGTTCAAAAGGTGCTTTACATGGTTTAAGTAAATTTAGCATGGAAGATTCACCTACTAATCATTTCTTTTTAGAATATATTGCTAGACCTCAAACAGCGGATATATTTTTTGAAGATGTATTAATGGCGTTAGTTTTTTACGGAATGCCTTTACTCGCAGAAAATAATAAACCAAGGTTACTTTACTATTTAAAACGTAGAGGTTACAGAGGTTATTCTATGAACAGACCTGATAAGGTTTGGAATAAATTATCTACAACAGAGAAAGAAGTTGGTGGTATACCAAACTCTAGTGAAGATATAAAACAAGCTCATGCTGCAGCGATTGAAATGTATATTGAAAATTATGTGGGATACAATAATGAAAGTTATGGTGACATGTATTTTCAAAGGACGTTAGAAGACTGGGCTAAATTTAATATAAATAACAGAACTAAATTTGATGCTGCTATTAGCTCTGGATTAGCTATAATGGCTTGTAATAAAAATAAGTATAAACCCGTTGCGGACTTTAAAAGGGAAGTTGTCCCTTTAGGTTTTAAAAGATACAAAAACGAGGGTTATAACTCAAAAATCATACAATAAATGAATGGTGTAGACACTAATTATCTAAGTGGCTTTCCTAGTCAGGTAGTACCTTTCGAAGAAAAGAACACATATGAATACGGCCTCAAAGTAGCTAGAGCAATTGAAAACGAATGGTTCAGTAATAATAGATATGGTAATGGCGGCGCTAGCGGTTATGGATTATTTAAAACTAATTATTCTGAATATCACAATAGAAGACTATACGCTAGGGGAGAACAATCAATACAAAAATATAAAGATGAATTAGCTATTAATGGTGATTTATCTTATTTAAACTTAGACTGGAAACCAGTTCCTATTTTATCTAAATTTGTAGATATAGTAGTTAACGGTTTATCTGATAGAGATTATGATATTAAAGCTTATTCTCAAGATCCTGATTCAGTTAAAAAAAGAACTGATTACGCAACAGCATTAATGCGTGATATATCTGCTAGAGATTATTTAAGAGAAGCTAAAGATAGTTTAGGTTTAGATTTATACTCTACGCAAAATAAAGATAATCTACCAGAAAACAAAGAAGAGTTATCTTTACATATGCAATTAGATTACAAGCAAAGTATAGAGATAGCAGAAGAAGAAGTAATATCAAATGTATTAGCTCAAAACAAGTTTAAAGAAACCAAAACTAGAATTATACAAGATTTGGTAATACTAGGTATTGGAGCTGTTAAAACTAATTTCAATACTTCAAACGGAGTAACAGTAGAATATGTTGACCCCGCAGAATTAGTTTACTCGTATACTAAAGATCCTAACTTTGAAGATTTATATTATGTAGGTGAGGTTAAAATGATTAGTATATCAGAGCTTAAAAAACAATTTCCTTATTTAACTGATCAAGAGTTGAAAGAAATTGAAAAGTTTCCTGGTGAACAAAACTATTTAAGAAACTGGAATGAAGCTCCTGACGTTGTTGCCGTTATGTTTTTTGAATACAAAACATATATGGATCAAGTTTTTAAAATTAAAAAGACTGATCAAGGTTTAGAAAAAGCTTTAGAAAAACCTGATACATTTAACCCTGAATCTAATGACAACTTTGAAAGAGTTTCTAGATCTATTGAGGTTTTATTTACTGGAGCAAAAGTATTAGGTATAAATAATATGATATCTTGGAAACTATCAGAGAACATGTCTAGACCTTTTGCAGATAGCACTAAGGTTAGAATGAATTACTCAATATGTGCTCCAAGAATGTATCATGGTAGAATAGAATCACTTGTAAGCAGAGTTACAGGTTTTGCAGACATGATACAGTTGACTCATTTGAAAATGCAACAAGTGATATCTCGTATGGTACCAGATGGTGTTTATGTAGATGTTGATGGATTAGCAGAGGTTGATTTAGGTAATGGAACTAACTATAACCCACAAGAAGCATTGAACATGTATTTTCAAACTGGTAGTATAGTTGGTAGATCTTTAACGCAAGATGGTGATCCAAATAGAGGTAAAGTACCTATTCAAGAATTAAGAACATCAAATGCTGGTGCTAAACTTCAAAGTTTAATTACAACGTATCAGTACTATTTACAAATGATTAGAGACGTGACAGGGTTGAATGAGGCTAGAGACGCTAGTACTCCAGATCCTGATTCATTAGTAGGGTTACAGAAACTAGCCGCTTATAACTCCAATGTAGCGACTAGACACATATTACAAGGATCGTTATATTTAGCCGTTAGAACTGCAGAAAATATTTCATTAAGAATTGCTGATTGTTTAGATCACGATTTATTAGCAGAGTCTTTAAAAAATTCTATTAGTACTTTTAATGTAGGAACTTTAAATGAAATTAGAAATTTAAATCTTTTTGATTTTGGTATTTATTTAGAATTAGAACCAGATGCAGAAGAGAAAGCACAACTAGAGCAAAGCATACAAATTGCTTTAAAAACAGGAGGTATTAATTTAGAAGATGCTATAGATATTAGAGAAGTAAATAATATCAAACTAGCTAATCAATTATTAAAACTAAAACGTAAACAAAAACAAGCTTACGAACAGCAAGTACAACAACAAAATATTCAGATGCAAGCTCAAGCAAACGCTAAAGCGGCTGAGCAAGCGGCTATGTCTGAAGTACAAAAGCAAGAAGCGTTGGCAAATACACAATTACAAATTGAACAAGGAAAATCTCAATTTGAAATTCAAAGAATGCAAACTGAAGCTCAAATTAAAAAAGAGTTAATGCAGGTTCAACATCAATTTGATATGAAGTTAGCTGAAATGGATATAGCAGCTAGAACTGAAAAAGAAAGAGAGATAGAAGACCGAAAAGACAAGAGAACAAAGATACAAGCTACACAACAAAGTGAAATGATTTCACAAAGAAAAAATGATACGATGCCAGTTGATTTTGAAAACAATGAACAATTACCTGGAGGATTTGATTTAGAAGCGTTCGTGTAGTATTTTTTATTAATTTTATATTATTTTATTATGGCAAAAACCAAAGATTCTGGATCTTTAAAGATCAAGAAAAAATCTATTAAAGAACAGGTTAAAACAAACGAACCTGCTAAAGTAGATTTAAGTAAAAAAGTAGAAGAAACAGTTACACCAACTGTTGAAGCTAAAGTAGATTTAACACAAAAACCAAAAGAAGATGCCGTTCAAACATCAAAGACAGATGATAGCAATGTTACTGTCGAAAAACCCGAAGACAAGGGAGACAGCACAACAGTGGTTGAAGATGTACGGGAAACCGAAGAAGAAGTAATTCCTTTACAAGAGATTACTGATGAACCTGTAAAACAAACTGCACCTACAAAGTCTACAGAAAAAGAAATTGTATTACCAGAAAATATAGAAAAGCTGGTTAAATTTATGGAGGAAACAAATGGATCAATGGAAGATTACGTCAGATTAAACGCTGATTACTCAACAATTGATTCAGGTGTTTTACTTAAAGAATATTACAAAAAAAGTAAACCACATCTAAATGATGAGGAAATAAAATTTATCATGGAAGAAAATTTCGACTATGATGAAGACGTTGATGAAGAGCGAGACATCAAAAGAAAAAAACTTGCTTACAAGGAAGAGGTTGCTAAAGCCAAAAACTTTTTAGAAGATGTTAAAAGTAAGTATTATGACCAAGTCAGATTAAGACCTGGTGTTACTGGAGAACAACAAAAAGCTATTGACTTTTTTAATCGCTACCAAAAAAATCAGGAAGTTGCTTTACAACAACATGAGGATTTTAAACAAAAAACGTCTAGTTTATTCACTGATGAATTCAAAGGTTTTGATTTTACAGTTGGTGAAAAGAAATATAGATATGGTGTTAAAAATCCAAACGAAGTTGCAAAGGCTCAGAGTAATTTACAAGACTTTGTTCAGAAGTTTCTGGACGATAAGGGCAACGTACAAGACGCTCAAGGTTATCATAAAGCAATCTTTACTGCTAGAAATGCGGACAAAATAGCACATCACTTTTATGAGCAAGGCAAAGCCGATGCTGTTAAAGATGTTGTGAATAAATCTAAAAATGTATCTACAGAGGCGCGTACGTCTCCAAGTGGTGATGTATTTATAGGTGGTTTAAAGGTTCGTGCTATTAGTGGTTCTGATACAAATAAATTAAAAATTAAAAAACGATAATTTAAAAACAATTAATTATGCCCTTAAATCCTTTATTTGGTACGTTAAACCCGTCGCAGATCCAACAGATCACTTCGGATAACTACCTTAGTTTTACAGATGGTGCTAATGACTTCGCTCAGCAGTACCTACCTGAAATTTATGAAGCTGAAGTTGAAAGATATGGAAACAGAACTCTTTCTGGCTTTATAAGAATGGTCGGCGCTGAAATGCCGATGACATCTGATCAAGTAGTTTGGTCAGAACAAAATAGATTACATATATCTTACGATACTGTACAACCATTAGGTGCTGCAGGAAACGTATTAGATTTATTTGTAGTCCCAACAGCAGGACTTGCAAACGTTATTACTCCAGGTATGACTGTAGTAGTTTTGCCTAAGTCTGGTGGTGATGCTATCAAAGCTTACGTTGCTGATTCTGGTATTGTTCCTGGATCTGCTCTTAACGCTAATGAGATTCAAGTATTCCCTTACCGTGAAACTTCTGCTGGTGGTGGTTTAATTCCTGCTGACGCTGTAGGATTCAAAGTATTTGTATATGGTTCTGAATATCCAAAAGGAAGTTCAGGAGTATTAGAAAACGTTGAGCCATCTTTCACACAGTTCTCAAACAAACCAGTTATTATTAGAGATAGATACGTTGTATCTGGTTCTGATACTGCACAAATCGGTTGGGTTGAAGTAGCTGCTGAAGACGGAACAAACGGATACTTATGGTATCTAAAAGCTGAATCAGAAACTAGATTAAGATTCGAAGATTACTTAGAAATGGTTATGGTTGAAGGTGAAGATGCAGAGATTAACGCTGCTTCTGCTAACTTATTCCATACTCAAGCTAACGCTGGTATTACAGACTTTAACGCTGCTAATGCTGCTTTACTAGGTACTCAAGGTTTATTTGCTGCTATCGTTGACAGAGGAAATGTATTCTCTGCTTTCGCTGGTGCATTAGCTGATTTCGATACAATTCTTGAGAATTTAGATTCACAAGGAGCTATTGAAGAAAATATGTTATTCTTAGACAGAGCTACAGAGCTTGACATAGACAACATGCTTGCTTCTCAAAACTCTTACGGTATCGGTGGTACATCTTACGGTGTATTTGAAAATTCTGAAGAAATGGCTCTTAACTTACAGTTCTCAGGATTCAGAAGAGGATCTTACGATTTCTATAAGACAAGCTGGAAATACTTAAACGATGCTTCTACAAGAGGTGGTTCTAGTAACTACACTCAAAATAGTGACATCGAAGGAGTATTAATTCCTGCTGGTACTTCTACTGTTTATGACCAAATTTTAGGTACAAACATTAGACGTCCATTCTTACACGTAAGATATAGAGCTTCTCAAACTGATGATAGAAGAATGAAGTCTTGGATCACTGGTTCTGTCGGTGGTGCTTACACTTCTGATCTAGATGCAATGGAAGTAAACTTCTTATCTGAAAGATGTTTATGTGTACAAGGTGCTAACAACTTCGTGTTGATGACATCTTAATACTTTTCATAAGGTTACGGGCGCTTCGGCGCCCTTATACCTTTAACTTATTTAATTATATTATATCATGACAAAAAAGAAAAAAAACAAAGAGGTCGTTGATAACGACTCTTGGGAAATAAAAGACAGACAATATTATTTATTAGGTGGTAGAGAACCTATAACATATACATTGTCTTCAAGACATACGCAGAGATACCCATTATTATGGTTTGATCCTGAAACTAATGAACAAAGAGCTTTAAGATATGCTACTAACCAAAACTCACCATTTGTTGATGAGCAAAAAGGGGAAGTAACTTTAAAGCACATACAATTTAAAGATGGTGTATTGGTGGTTCCTAAAGAATACCAAGCATTACAAAAATTAATGTCATTATATCACCCAGGTTTAAACAAGAAATATGCTGAAAGAAAACCAGTTCAAGCAGCTATTCATGAAGTAGATCAATTAGAATTTGAATTAGATGCTATGAATGTTGCGAGGCAAATAGATATTGATTTAGCGGAAGCTATATTAAGAGTTGAAAAAGGATCGAGTGTATCAAATTTAAGTTCGAAAGAATTAAAAAGAGATATATTAGTATTTGCTAGAAATAAACCTTCGTTGTTTATTAAATTAGCAAATGATGAAAATGTTCAATTAAGAAACATATCTATAAAAGCAGTTGAACAAGGTATAATTTCTTTGTCTAATAAAAATAAAGATTTTTTATGGACAGAAAATAAAGAGGTTATAATGAAAGTTCCTTTTGGAGAAAATCCATATAGTGCCTTTGCAAGTTTCTTACAAACTGATGAAGGTATCATGGTGCTGAAGTCTATAGAAAAGAAACTATACTAATAATAAATAGGCGGGTTAACGCTCGCCTTTATTATAACAATAACATACTATGGCTATAAACGTAAATTCTGTATATAGAACTGTATTATTAATTTTAAATAAAGAGCAACGTGGATACATGACGCCTGATGAATTTAATAAAACAGCTACACAAGTACAGTTAGATATATTTGAAAAATACTTTGATGATTTAAATCAACAGCTACGTGTCATGCAAACTGATACTGACTATGCTGACAGACAGATGAATATAGATGAAAAAATAGCTATATTTAAAACCTTTGGAGATTGTAACTACATTGATCCACAAGGTTATTTTACCCTCCCTACTGTAGATTACTACGGTAACACAGTTGAGTTTTATAGACTCGGAACAGCTGTGTATAATGAAGAAGTAGAACTACAAAGACTAGATAGAAATGATTTTTACTACGCAGAAAAATCTAAACTAACTAGAGCTTCATTACAATTTCCAACTTACTTATATGAAAACGAATTATTGTTTGTTAGACCTAAAGCTATAACTAGCAGGGTTACCGTGAACTATGTTCGTAAACCAATTCCTGTTAGATGGGGATATGAAACTGGACCACAAGGTCAGTATGTTTATAATAGTACAGCTTATGAACCTTCATTAAACCCAACTGGTTCTACTCAATTTGAACTTCATCCATCAGAACAAAGTGAAGTTGTATTAAAAATATTAATGTACGCTGGGATAATTATTAGAGATCCTCAAATCGTACAAGCGGCTGCTCAAGAAGTCGCAATGAATGAGCAAAATGAAAAAATATAATAAATGGCATTAATTTCAGAAAACAATAGACAGTATTACGCGGGAACACAAACGTTCATAGCAGATGGTGTTGACTTTAGTTTCACTACTACATTTAATACTGATTTAATTTTTACAACAGCTGACCCCACAAATGTCAACTGGCCTGCAAATAACTTTTATTTAGAAGTTAGTATAGATGGTGGTGTAACATATACTCCGCTATATAATACTTACACAGTGGTAGATAATACAATAACTGTAACAGGTGGATTAGTTGCTGGTAATTATTTAAAAGTTCAATTAACTGAAAACACAGTGTGGCAAAATTATGGTGGATATTCATATACAAAGCTTCACGATGTAATCACTAACTATATGATTGCTTATGTTGGCGCTGGAAAATTAGTACCTAGTGTTAAAAGAACCGATGTTATATTTCATGCTAAAAGAGGTTTACAAGAATTTAGCTATGATACTTTAAAAAGTATTAGATCTCAAGAATTACAAATACCACATAGTTTATCTTTAGTTATTCCTCAAGATTACGTTAATCACGTAAGAATAGCGTGGAAAGATGAGTTAGGGGTTTTACATACTATACTTCCTAATAATGGTTTAACAACTAATCCATACGAGAGTTTAGCTCAAGACCAAGATGGTTTACCAATACAAGACGCTTTAAATGAAAATCTAGAAACAACCTCATTAACTAAGCAAGCTTGGAAAGTAGCAAATGATAGATTAATATCTGGATGGAGTGGTAATTGGTGGAGTTATTATACAGATTATTTTAGCACACCTTTTCCTTTATATTGGAACCAAATAGTAGGTCAAAGATACGGTTTAAATCCTCAAACAAGCCAAACAAATGGTTGGTTTGGAATAGATGAGAGACAAGGTAAGTTTACTTTTTCAAGTAATTTGGCTGGAAAAATAATTGTATTAGAATACATATCTGACGGACTATCATACGATTTAGATACTAGAATACCAAAGATGGCGGAAGAAGCTTTGTACGCTTATATAAACTATCAAATATTAGCCACTAGAGCTCGTATGCCTGAGTATGTAGTTAGAAGATATCAAAAAGAAAAAAGTGCAAAACTAAGAAATGCTAAAATTAGATTATCTAATATTAAATTAGATCAAATAGTACAAGTTATGCGTGGTAAATCTAAATGGATTAAACATTAAAATTAAATGGCAGAAATAAAAAATACTTTTCTAAAGTCCAAAATGAACAAGGACTTAGATGAAAGATTACTACCTAACGGTGAATATCGTGACGCTCAGAATATAGCAATATCAAAGTCAGAAGATAGTAACGTTGGAGCTGCTGAAAACGTACAAGGAACTCAATTAGTATTAAACGGAGATATAGGTAAAAGAGTTGCAGATGTTTTATCTGCACCCGATGATTTAGTTATTGTAGGTCAATTTGCAGACGAAATAACCAGTAAAATATATTTATTTTTAACTGATAATTTTGTTGATAAATTAGCTTACATTGAAACTAGTCAAAATGCTATAGTAAGATATGACATAGATACTGGAGATATTTATATATATTCTGCTGGACCGTTTTTAAATTTTTCTACAGGATATCAAATAAGAAATGTTAATATTATAGAAGATTTAATGTTTTGGACTGATAACAGAAACCAACCTAGGGTTCTAAATATAAACAATCCAAATGCTACTTTAATTGAAAATTTCACTTCTATAGCTGATTTACCGTATACTACTGAAGATCAAATTACTGTTTGTAAATATAATCCTTATAAGCCAATTGAAGTTTGGAAAGATAACGGAGGTGTTATTGAAACGACTATGGTAGACGCAGTTAGCTCTACTTCTCCAATGATTGCTCAGGTACAAATGGCTAACAATATTGGTTCACCTGTGTCACCTCAAGAAATAGTAGTAGATGTAACAACTTATACTCCTGGTATGACTGACCTTCTTGCTGTTGGTAAACAAATATGGACTAGTGACGGTCAAATAAGCCAAAAAGACAATGTGTATATTGTTGCAAACACAGGGATAGGATCTTTTTCTATTGCTCAAAGAGATGGAACTAATTTTATAGCTAGGTTTTTGGCTTTTGCTTCAAACCCTGTTATGTTGTATTTTGGATATGAAAATCCTAATTGGGATAATACAGGTGGTGAATCTACTTATCCTGGTAATCAAGATTTTTTAACTGATAAATTTGTTAGATTTAGTTATAGATTTAAATTTACAGATGGAGAATTTTCTTTAATGGCTCCGTTTACACAACCTTGTTTTATTCCAAAACAGTACGGTTATTTCTTAGAAGGTATTCTTAATCCTCAGACTGGAGAAGAAGTAAGTGATGAAACTAGAACGTACGAAAGTACAGTTGTTTCTTTTATGGAAAACTTAGTTAATAGAATAGGTTTACAGTTGCCAATGCCAGACGGAATAGATGGCACTCAACTAAACGCTAATCAATTGCTTGATGTTTTAAATGTACAAGAAATAGAATTATTATATAAAGAGTCTGATAGTTTAGTCGTTTCAGTTGTAGATAGAATAACAACAGAGCAACTAAATACAGCTGGTGCTGTAACTATATATGAATATGATTATTTAGCTACCGAACCATTTAAAGTACTACCTGAAGATCAAACTACTAGAGTGTATGATAAAGTACCTGTAAAAGCTTTAGGTCAAGAAATAATAAGCAACAGAATAGTATATAGTAATTTTCAAAACAAACACACTCCACCTGAGTCTTTAGATTACAATGTCGGTGTATCTTCTAAAATTCCTTATGATGAAGTTAATAGCAATTATAGTTACTCAGCTTACCCAAATCATACGGTAAAACAAAATAGATACTATCAAGTAGGAATAGTTTTATCTGATAGATATGGAAGAACCTCCACGGTATTACTTTCCAATAATCAAAACTTTGTAGCAGCAGCCCCGCCCAACCCTCAGTTTGGTGCTGATACTATATACGTACCATATCAAGATGAATATGATACTCAAAATTTTAATAACATAGTAGATTGGCCGGGTAATAGTTTAAAAATATATTTCAACAATATTATAGATTCAGCTTTTGATGATGTATTAGGTACTCCTGGTTTATATAATGGAGATCCAACTAGTAGTAGTTACAATCCGCTTGGTTGGTATACTTATAAAGTTGTTGTTAAACAAAAACAGCAAGAGTATTATAATGTTTACTTACCTGGTATATTAACAGGTTTACCAGCTAAAGCTCCTAATTATCCTGATGGAGAAATATATACATCAACTCTAACGTTGTTTAATGATAATATAAACAAAGTACCAAGAGATTTAAAAGAAGTAGGACCAGATCAAACACAGTTTAGAAGTAGCGTAGAGTTGTTTGGAAAAGTAAGTCCTGAGCTACCACTAAATACAACAGTGGTTCCTGTAAGCAACCCTCTTTATAACACTCAATATCTACCTGACTTAGTACCAGATATTACAACGCAAATTGCTAGACAAACTGACTTATTTAAAAGCGAGTATTTTGATACTACAGCCCTCTACGAGGATCTAGAAGATGTTTATGATAATCAATCTAACCCTTATTTAGCAAGAGTGTCTACTCAAAAGCTAATAGGTAGCGCAGGAATTGATCCCGTGCCAGCAGATGGTTATCCTTTTTTATTAAGTGTTTATGAAACTAAACCAACGGAATCTAGATTAGAATTGTTCTGGGAAACATCAACTACTGGTAAAATATTAGATTTAAATAATGCTATCAATACTACAATACCTTCTATTCCAGCTGAAATTGAAAACTTTACATCTCAATTTGTAGAAGACAGAAGCTACACACTTCCAGTGCAACCATATACAACTGGAGAAGGACCGATTATAACATCCGACTTTTATGTGGAAGATGCATTAGGAGCTATTATTCCTAGTTCATCTTTAACGATGACTATTTTAAATGGTGCTGGTACTGATGTAACTGCAGATGTAGGAATTACATTAGTTCAAACAGCGGCTGGAGTATTAACTCCTAATGGTGCTACGCTTGCTTATGACAGTTATACTTTACAAATAAGTAAGTTCTTTGTGTACTTAGCTAACGTAGATATTAGAACTTGGACTTTGTTTTTTGTACCTGAAAACACTGCAACTGGTGATATAGGTCCAACTTTAACCAAAAGTTTAGCTTTAGGTAATGCTGCACCAATTTTTAACCCTGTCTTTACACCGGTTTTGTATCCTTATAATAGTTTTGGTCCATTACCACCAGGGCAAATAGGCCCAATATACGACGCGGTTAATGGTAGTGCAGATCCAAGTCCTGGTGTTAACGAGCTTCAATTACAATATGCTATAGCTGAGCAGAGTCAATACGGTCAAGGGGTTCAAATTTTTGATATTAATCCAGGCACAGGAGAGCTATTTCAATTACCTCAAACTATAATGTCTGGTCCTTATTTTATTAAGTTAGCTGCTACAGATGCAAACGGTACTGGATTAACAACGTTGCAAGATCTAAACTTTGATTTTGGAGAAGAATCAGTAACATGTACTTTTATTGATTCTGGAGAAGCTATCAATGGATTACAAGGCTCTGACGCGGGATTTGTTATATGGTCTAATAAATCAACTGGTTTAACAGTTACAGATTATGACACTGACAGACCAGGTTCAGCTGGTAATCCTAGTAATCCATCATATCCTACAGATATTTGGAGTCAAATACTACCTCCTCAAAACCCTGCTAATATTAACACTATAACATATGGTACTCTTGGCGCAGGATTTACATACGATGTAAAGTCTTTAGATTTATCTGATGGACCTAGTTGGTGTACGTTAACTGGTGCT